TATTTTTGTATGACAGCGCTCAAGTCGTTGTTGCAATCGGCCATTAACTCGTCTTTGTCGGGGTCGGCCATTAGGCTACCGCTGTGCAAATGTAGGCGCAATTGTCATCGGTGTCGTAATAGAGTTTGCCCAGCACCGCAGTTGCCGGGGGCGAGGCTGAATTCTGCAGGCAAAAGTTGAGCGCCTCCTGGCCGTTGAACTCGACGTCTGCCGTGGGTTCCCCGAAGTCACTGAGCAGTAATTCATCCGAACCACTGTTCTTGTGGGTCGATGCGTGGTCTGCTACAGCTAGTGTTGCAGGATCAACCCAGGCGGGTGTATCCGTGGAAACTTTTAACACGTAGCCGTCGGTCCCGATGCTCAGGATCGTCGCTGCATCGTTGGCTGAACCTACGATCAGGTCACCCTTTGCCGCGATGATAGACTTGAGGAGTACATCCTCCTCGAATGCAATTTTCTTCCAGGTTGCTGCCATTTGTCATTCCTCCTTTACTGTAATTGGTTAAGGTCGCTGTCCCGTTTCAGGACTTTGTCACGGTATTCGCGTATCTGCTGTCTGACCAGGTCTGCTATGAATTCCCTCTGGTTTACAAAGCCCCGCATCTCGGATATTTTTCCCAGTTCCTCGAACTGCTTACCGGTCACTGTTAATTCCATTGATAATTTGTCTGCCATATTCACCTCTTATCTTATATTCAAATTAACCTCGCTCCTATCGACCTTTCTCTCAAGAGCGGCTTGTTTGTTAATGAAGTTGATCACAAATGCCTTCAGATCAGGGAAACCCCGCAGTTTGGCGATGCCGTCCAATTCATCATAAACGGGAGCGGTCATGATGAATTTCAGTTCCACCTCCCTGCTCTCCGGCTCTTTGGCCATAACCTCAGGCTTGTCGGGTTCAGTATTCCATCCCAATCTTTTTCTCATGTCATCTCCTAATCGAACCAAATATATAATTCCTTTGAATCTGTTTTGCCGAATAGTTCCCCGTCCGATGCGGTATCGGGTAGCGTTGTCCCCGTTACTACGCCCTCCGCTTTATCCACCACCCCATCAATGTCAGTGTCATAGGTCGCGGTCTGCATATCACCATTCCCAGTGCCTCCGACTTGATCATCAACATACTTCTTGGTCGCAGGCTCATAATCGGCATCCGGTGTAAAGGCCGTGGTATTGTCCAGGGCGAGCGCCCTGTCTGCCGTGAGTATTTCAACATAGGTGGCTGCTATGAGAGTAGTAAATCCGGCAGTATCACCGTATGAAGTGCCGCCAGGGCCTGTGGCATAGGCTCTAATCCGATAGTCAGTAAGTGCCGAGAGCCCGGTGATTGCTTTTGTGTATGCTCCCATTCCATAGTCTCCATCATCATAAGCCACCGTGTCCGCAGTTGTCGGGTCACCAATCGTTCCCACCTTGTAACAAAAGCCTCTCCTGGTGCAATTTGCGCCGCCTGTATCTGTAATATTCCCGTTGCCGGTGCAAGTGGTCTTATCAATATCTCCTGGGGATTGAGTGGTAACAGTGGGTGCTGCCGTGTAATCTATCTCAACATAAATACCAGAGCAATAGAGATACGCCATAGACGAAACGCCACGCTGCCCTTGAATGGTCAATACCAGGGCATCTATGTCAGCCCATGTCCAGGCTGCTGACGTTTTTGGATTGGTCGTCCACTCATTGCTGCTGATCCCATAATTGACGGTAGGCGCGACCAGATATCTACTGCCGCCTATATTTACACCGTATCCCTGTACCGCATGGTCATAACCCCACCACATCTTGGTAAATACTGTGATCTTGTGTATGGTTCCTGATTCTGTGGTGTGATTGGGAATCCCGAAGTCGTCATAGCACATCGAGTCTGACCGTTGCAGGTCCATGTCCGAGTCCGAGATAGGATACTCATCAACATTGGCATACCCTCCCTCCCATTGAGTCAGGATATCGCTATTTGGTTGTAACCTTAACATCGCCATTACTGGTCTTCCTTGCAGTAGTATAGTTTGCTCGTGGAGCTATCTCGATAGATACGACCTGCAGACAGGGCCGGCTCAGTATTCAATTCCTCAACACAGAAATTATCAGCTTCCTGTAGATTGAAATTGACAGGCGCTGTAGGTTGGCCTAATTCATGCAGCAGTAGTTCGTCAGACCCACCGTCTTTATGGGTGGCTGCGTGGGAAGTGGACGCCAGTTCAACAAATTCAAGGCCTGTTTCATCTCCCTTAACCACAACCGCCTTGCCGCCCTGGTCTAAATAGGTTGCCGGCACATCATTTAGATTTGTGAATGAGCCGCCGCCGGCACCGATAATGCACCATTTACTCCCTGAATACACAAGAAAGGCATAATCGTCTGCATCTTCCAGGGATAGGTCCATACCGTGCGGACTCCATATATTCCCGGTGTTATGCTTGAGCACTACGGTCCGGTCACCGCTGGCGGGGCGAAGGAACAGGAATTGTCCTTCCTCACCACCGTTCACCGTGTCAAGATCGTCGGTTGCTGCATCGCTCTGTGTGTCGATCGTGTGATGATAATATGAGCGGGCCACAGTACCGGCGGAGATAGTCAGCTCGACTGCAGCGATAGAGGGAAATGTAACCTTGAGGTAATTGAGATTGTCACGAATTTGGGTATCGAGGTTTGCTTTGGTCAGTACCTCTCCGGTTACCCATGTTCTCGGAGTAGTCCAGCCCATTAAATTCTCCTTATCCTATCAAGTCATCGCTGTCATCGACGGTATCAATATCGACCTCAAACAAATTGAATAATTCCAACGGCCCGACTTCGGTTAGGTTTAGCGTCAGCCTGGGAACGCCCTCAAGGTCAACATCCATCACCAGGTTGTCAACGCTGCCGATATCATTTAGCCCAGCCGGCGCATATTGATAATTGATTTGCTGGGCCACCCTGGTTGTGAGCGCGGTAATAATATTGGCATGATTGCTCCCTATGACTTTGAGCTCTACTTTGGTCACCGGTTCTTTGCACTTTGCTACCTCTCCCTCACAGTAGGCCTCTGCAAAAGCCTGCTCAATGACGTGCTTGCTCTGAGTTTTGGTTCGGCGGCCATACTTGCTAATTGAGGCGCCATCGGTGGATCGGGCAACCAGGTCAACCGGGTACTTATGCCAGCCGTCGTCTTTTAACTCAAGCGTATATTCATAACTCGGCAACATCACCCGGACATCGTTCCATATATCGGCGGTGTTTATCTCGGTTTTCAGGTCGGTCAGTTCTGCCCCAGTTAAAATGGTCATAATACATACTCACCCGCCCTGGCTTGCACCAGACCAATGTTCGCCATAATGTACCCCGTCGGGTCAACGGCCAGGTCAATAGACTCCACGATAAAATAATTCGATGATAGTCCGCAGGTTGTTTCGGTAATTTGCAGTAGGTCGCTTATCTCGAGTCCCAATATCTTAACGGTAATGGCATCCGTCGTTGACAGCAGCGCCATCTGCACGGTGGCATACGGCTCAATGTTCCTGTCCAGTATTGCCGTGGCCTGGGCCTTTGGCGTAGCATAGGCAGCCTCAACGTTGGCAACAATCGGGTTATCAATGCGGTATGACCGCCTGCCGTACTTGGCAATCGAGGCGGCATCGTAACCTCTGACCAGCACCTCGGCATCCGGCTCTCCAACAATCATCAGTACATCATTGACCAGTTCCCCGTCGTTGAGTTCATAGATCAGGTCAACAATCTCGCTATCCGTGAATGAAGCTGTCATATCAATCCCCAACCCGCCGCAGCGTGGTTGTTATAATATTCGTATGTCCATGCAGGATTCCCAGGGTCAGGCCATATAGCAGTGGCATAATCCTGTGCACCAGATATGGCACCATAGGTGTAAGCCATGGTATATTTCCCTACTTGTGCAGCATCGCTGATTGTACCTATCCAATACGAGGCACCTTCCACCAGTTCAAGGTAGGGAGCAATTGGAATTGAATTCCATCCTGATACGCAAGCCTGTCCGACGTTGTTACCCGCCAGTAAAGTCCCGGGCCTTCCGTTAGGTACGGAAGTATCATTGTCATATATCGCACATTTAACATTACAGGCGCCTCCACACCACACTTTTATCTTGGTCATCGTCCCAGCAATGCCATTGTAGAAAATCGATGAATAAAAAACGTTCGCCGCAACTATGGCGCCAAAACCATCATTTGCTTCGTGGCCTATTAACCATACCACCGGATCAACAGGTATGCGGCTTTTGGCACTCGCATATTGAAAGATGCCGTTCTTATCCATGTAGTACCGCCCGACCGCCAATTTGCTGATATCATCCGCACCCTTTTTAGCCGTGACATATTCCCTGCCAAACCCGAACAGGGAGACTGGGCCGCCGAATGACAGCGTTGCTCCAAAATACTCGTTCGCTCCAAATGGCGGCGGGCCTACATGAAGACAGGCCCGGTAATAATAAGTCCGGTCAGGCATAAGTCCGGCTATCGTCATTTGAATTGGCATCATAAATCCACGAGGGCCCCAGTCCTTGGCCGGTAGCCCCAGCGAATACAGCCAGTAGATATGTTCGCTTGACACATCGCTGTCAGTGCCATATTGAAAGCCCAGGTAAACGTAGAATGCGCTGTCCCCTTTGTAATGGAATAAGCCGTGTATCGTTGCTCCGGTTGCCCACACCTCGGTTGCCGGCAAGGTGATTATGGACGCAGCCCAGGTCGTAGGGTCATCAGTCTTCTTTGTCTTAAACCAGAATGTCTTTGTTGTGCAGTATGAAAGCGCTCGATACCAGTACCAGGTATCAGCCGTAAGGCCTGTCAATATACCATCATCGGATATGTCGCCAATATCATCGCCCTTTATTCCCCATTGCCAGGAGGTTCCGGGCCCGCCGGAAAGTATGCCGCCATTTGCGGTTATATCAGTAGCATCAATATCCTTACACTCCGGATCTTCCGGTGTATATTCGTACACCAGTTCAAGCTGTGCATAATACGTCCGATAGCTGCCGCCTCCACCACCACTTGCCAACGAATACCACCATGGCCAGTATCCCATCCAGCACGGCGGTACTGGGTCAGGACAAGAACTTCCCCCGGTTGGGCGGCTATATGTCGGCGGCGTGAAATCTAATGAGCCGCCACCGATAGAAACATTATGCGTTGAGACATTGTTATATCCAGCCTCATATATCCTCACCCGTGATATAACTAAACGTGCTCCGGCTGGCGGCGTTGGGATGTTGAACCGGAACTGCCCGGAATAAAATGATGCACTCCCGGAAACACCACACTCAAAGTTCTGCCACCAACTTCTCCAGTATCCCCATTCGTATCCTAATTTCCTGCGATGCGACACCCCACAACTTCCACCAGCCATTCCGACCATAATGGTATTCCCATTTGTCCAGGTGCCCATTGTGCCTGCACCCCCAGTACCACCACTACTCATGCACGCTCTCATAAGAGCCATTGCTAAAGCACCGGTGCCGGGCGGATAAGCTGCCCAATTCCAGCCACCGGTTACTGCACCGTATCTTTGGGACAGCGTGGTGGTGCTATTGCCCTGGCGGACCTGAATGCTCGCCACTTCCTCATAATGATTTGGCATCACGCATCCCTATGGAACCGGCTCTCGTAAATCACATTCCCACTTTCATCAATATACAGTCTGCCTTCCCCAGTGTCGGCTATCCTTTTTAACAGTTCTGCGGCAGATTGATAGTCAAACCCCTCTGGCGTGGTATCGCTCTTATGAAACGCACTCGCTACCGTTACCCATATATAGGCCATTTATCTACCTCATGCCGGTTTAGTGAACTCAAATGTGTCAGGAAAATTGGTAATATCGCCGCCGTCAACGTCAATATCCCGGCGAGGCACCTGGTAATAGTAACCGGAGCCATCAGCAGCAAAATCGATATAGGCTCCTCCGGCTGTCAGAGCAACCCCGAAAACATTGATATCCGCATTCACTACGAAATACATAACCAGCGGGTCGAGGGCAGCCGGTATTGAAGCACCCGTGAACATGACGTTATCGCCGTTGACCAGGCCGTGCCCGTTTTTGGTCACGGTGTCTGCGCTGGTTTGCATGGTGCAGGCTATCAACGGCATCTTCCAGCCGGCAGCGTTAAGCACCTGATTGACCGCCTCACCATCATTCATAACGGTCTTGTCATCCATGTCCTGTACCACTATGGTCTTGGTCAATAGGTCAATGCCGTCCGTGGCATAGAAATAAATTTCCTGTTTGCTTTTGATGGGATAGGCCGTGATCCGGTTGATGTAGCCATAAAATAACGGATAGGTCGTGCCGCCATATATGGCTGTTACTTTGACAGGAAGCCATAGCCGAACCTTGCCGACGTATTCCCCTGTTGTGGCGGTCGGATAATATTTGCCTGATGAGTTCTCAAGTATCATCTCAATGGTGGCGGCCGGGTAAGTGTTGCTGTCCTTGTCTTTGCCCCTGGAAATACGGAAATGCTTAACATCGGCTGTGATATCGTCATATCCCTGGGTGAAGTCGTGGAAACCGGCAAAATCGGCACAATCCCAATCTACCATTACGTGATAGGTGGGCACGTTCATAAATGACCTCCCACACTGTTGCCCTCTTGCATTTGCCATTGAAGTAGGCGAATTTGCTTAGTCTGGTTTTCGACAAGGTCTTTTAACTCTTGAATCTGCTTAATGCGCCCATCCTGTAAACCTTTTTGGTATCCGTCCTGGTATCCTTTGTTGTGCATCTTACTGTGAGCGCCCTTCTGCGATAACTCCAAGTTTTCAATTCTATTATCGGCCCTCTTGCCGTTCTTATGATGCACGGATTCAAAGGTATGGAGACATCTCCCAAGGTGCTGTGCCATAACTAAGCGGTGTTCATAGATATAGTGATAAAGACTCGCCATCGAAAAATAGAAATCATCTGGTTGGACTAAAACCATTACATATCCCTTAGCGCCTACAGTGATCCTTCCGCCTTTCCAATGTATATTTTTATCTCCAACCATCCTCAGTCTGGAACAGGCATAGCATCTTGGAGATACAGGTTTGCCTTTTATATACCCTACCCAACGCGGCTCATTGCAAGTTGCACACGTAGTCCATATAAATTTATTCCACGGTGCCCCAGACTTGCCAATATCTTTAGCTGATTTTATGTCACCAATATTTGTGGTCATAAGTGACCTCCGGGACTGTAATAAGTTGTCTCAGTCGGCTTGTGAACGCTACGCCGGGTCTCTTCATTCATTATTCTTTGAAGGTCACGCACCAGGGCGCGCTTAGACAGGTCATCGCCAATATAATTTCCGACGTTGACATTGACTGTTGAGTTGCCCGCCCATATTCCCCAACTTACTCAATGGAATAACTGCCTCAGGAACATCGCCTATTATCCCAAGGGTAGGCCTGGTAAAGATTCCGCCCGCAGCGTGCACACCGACATTAGCATTGGCTGTGACTGTTATGGTGCCGCCACCGCCACGGAATAAGTTATCCCAGGCCGACTTGATGTCATTTGCCACTCTCTGAATTTCGGCCCACGCGTCTCTGAACGGCTGTGTCAGCCATTGCCAAACGCCGGCCATGGCCGTTTGAATTCTGGCCGGCAGTTCCTGGAACCAGGTGACAACGACGTTCCATATATTTATCACCCAATCTTTAGCCTGGGTAAAGCCTGCCACCACTTGAGGCCATAATTGATTGAATCCTGCGGTTATGGAGGCCCATAAATCAATAAAGAATTTTGCTATTGCGTCCCAGTTCGCGATGATTAACCATATCGCTGCGATAACGGCAGCTACAATCAGGACTATCCAGCCCACAGTAACCAATGACACGCCGCCCAGAAGCGCTACGACCGCCGCCGCGATTGCAGAGCCGGCGGCAGCAAGCCAGCCACCTATCACGCCAAGCGCCACGGCTATCGCTCCGCTCCAACCGGCCAGAGCCCCTGAGCCAACCAGAAAAGCGGCTGCTGCTGAAAGAACCTTGAATGCTCCGGCCACGTTTACTATCGTGAAGGACACGCCGGCCAGGACTCCAATAGCGGTGGCAATTCCTGCGATAGCTAAAGCAAGGTCGGTCATCCTCTTTGCGTCGTCTGGGTGTTCCTCTACCCAATTGGAGAATTCGTTGAGCTTCTCAGTCAAGAGGTCAATCCCCTTTGTTGCATCACCGCCGAACGTGACCGCGACAACCGTGCCCACCATTTTTCGCCAGGCGATATCAAATTTCTCCATCGCCTCGCGGCCAGCCGCCAGCTTTCTGACCATATCCTCAGACATAACATCCATACCGTTTAGAAACGCCTCGACGTCACCCTTTGCCGCGGCCAGGGCTTTCTGCCCGCCTTTGCCCAGCAAGGCCCCGACTATTGATTGCTGTTCATTGACATCAGTTATCTTTGACAGGGCTACGAAAATAGCCCGCAGGCGGCCCTCGGTATCCAGTTTGCCGAAATCACTCAGGTTTATTTTTAGCTTGGCAAATGCCTTGCTGGCCTTATCCGAACTAATCGTAGAATCGTCCAGGTCGTCGGTCAGGTTGGCGATCTCCTCGTCCGTGGAGTCGGCGCTTTCCTGCGCCTCTTGTAGTTTCTTACTCAACTCATCGTGTTTATCTGTGGCCTTGTCCGTGCCCGTAACAGCCGCCTCATAAGCAGCGGTCATTTTCTTGACCATGACTGTGATGTCTGCACCGCTGCCGCCGGCCAGTGTCATCATATTTACCCAGCGCTGGGTCTCATCAATGGAGAAGCCTATTTTCTCCGACAATATCTCGATCTCATGCGCCCACTCGGTAGAGTCCTTAAAGGCCAGGGCCAGCGGTGCTAAAATAGCCGCTCCGACGCCAATTCCGGCCATAGATATATTTTTCAGTTCGTTCTTGATATTGCCAAAGGTCTTTTTGAAGTTGCGCTCGGCATCGCCCAAGGCCTTGTTAAAATCGCTGATGTTCGCTCTTATAACGAATACGAGCGCTTTTTCAGTTGCCATCTGCTGCTCCGTAAATCAAATTTATTAGCCCGAACATTTCTTCGGGTGTCTGTGACTTGACTTGCTTAGGCCTGCCGGCAGGCATGAAGTCCTGCGGGGTGAATGTCTTTGACCTCTTCGGATCACGGTTAATGTTTGCAAGAACGGCGCAGATAAGCCCGGCCCTGTAATCCTGCCGTTCAATGGTTATGGCGTGCCGCTTGAGTAAGGCGTCATATTCCTTGAAGGTGAGCGCCCAGAACACATCCTCTGTGAGATTGAGATCATACCTCCCGATAGCCCACAGGGTCAGCCAATCAAGCGGCTCTGCGGGTTTGGGTCTGCCGTGTCCTCGCCTTTGGGCAGGGCGGCGCTCACGATCTTCGGCAGGAGCTGGGTGAACTCAATCATTTTCTCAATGTCCACCATGTATTTGAGGTCTTCCAGTTTCAATGCCCTATCTTCCCAGATTAAACAGGCCCACATAAAGGGCACGATTTCCTTCTGGGTAAACTTGCTCGGGTCAGCTTCACCGGATAACACGTCAATCCCAGTGACCTCCTGAAATTTCTCCATGCCGCCCATGGTCCATTTGAGGTGCCTTTCCTTATCCAGCACAATCGGTATTATTTCCATGCTACCTCGCAAGGACCGGCCACCACGGGCCGGCCCTGTTTCGTTAGGATGCCGCTCTAAAGAGTTTGATTCTGTAAGTCTTGGCAACCTTGCCAGTGTTTTTCTGGGTAATCACGATGTCTGTGATTGTGCCGGCTGCACCCAGGGCAATAGCGGTTGACGCTTCGCCGGTTGCAACAACTGCGCCATTGACCATCAAGACACCCGTGCCGTGCGGCGTCACCGTCACCGATGTAACGCCGGTGAGCACTGTTGCGATATAGTCATACTTGGCGGCTGCCGCAGCCGGAAATACAACGGCGCTTTCAGAGATAGTGAAATAATCCGTGGTCAGGCCGTCAGATGTTCCAATGGCCAGGGTAGCCGCACCGGAGATTTTCAGGGTCGCGCTGAAAGGCACCTTGTCACCCACAGCAAACCCGCCGATACCGAATTCAGTTACCAGAGCTTCAAAGGCCAGCGTTGCGGTAATTGCTGTCGGGAAGGTGAGTACATACGAGGAAACGCTGCCCGCTTCAAAGTCAGCGAATAACATCTGCTGGCCCGTGGTGTCTCCGGCCACGAAGTTTCCCTCAATCTGCAATTCACCTGCATCTTTCCAGCCGGCTATAAATTCCCGATAGTTGCCTACACTGGATAATGTGGTCACATCGACCGTGTCCTGTTTGTTGCTTTGCGGCGAGATTTTGGTGATCTCCGCAATGGCTTCGCCTTCCCTTGTAAGAACTACGCCCTGGGCCATGATTGCTGATGTTGTCATAGTGTCCTCCTATTCGTTGTATTGGATAAAATACTCAACCGGACAATGAAAAAGCCCTGACTCAGCCTCGAATAAATCTTGCTCGTCCTCAAACTGCACGCTCACATTCACACCACCCACCCCGCCGATTACCTGGTTGCACTTGTCCTGCAGGGCAAGCTGGATTTGTGCGGCAATTTGCTTAGTCATAAGGTAGGTACTGGCGAATATGGAAAACTGGAAGCGGGCATTTATTAGTTTTGAATGACCTGTAAGGCTGTATTCGGGCACCGCCGATACTTTGAAAAACACGACGTACGGATCGTCAACGGTTTGCGGCGCGGTAACGTAATAGAGTTTCTGCCCTACTAAGGCCACCAGCGCAGGCTGAGCTAACAAGTGACTGCGTATGGCATGTTCAATGATCATTTTTTCATTGCCCCGTCAATCATATTGCCGATCTTAGTGATTATGTCATGTTGTATGCGGCCCTTGTTGGCGTCGACCGCTGGACGAAAGAAGGGCATGGCCGGGCCGATGCCGGTGTAACGCCCCGACTTCTGGTACCGAGGCTTTGTTCCGTACTCGATAATATGGGCATGGCGGGCGATCTTGCGGTCCACTGCTGCCGCAGCTGAGCGCGGATAGCTGCTGATCTGCCGCAAGAACTTGGCCTTGACCCCTTTCTTGAGGTTGCCGGAAGGTCCCCGAGGCGCCTTGCCCCTGGCAGCAGCGGCAACTACTTTGGCGCCTTCCATCATGACAGGCTCGACTTTGTCGTTGGGCAATGCTTTGGCCAAAGCCAGCAGGGTTTTTTCAAAGGCCTCTTTGCCCTGTATCTCAACGCTGATATCCATCAGTCCAAACTCTCCGCGTACATCAAATGCAGCTCCTTTTGGTTTTCCTTGGGGTGTACGATGGACACGATACCCAGTATCCTGTCCCCGAACTTGATGCGCATGGTCGGCTCCAGGTCGCCGCGATAGCGTATCCTGACACGGCCGTCTACTTTGGCATCAAGCTGATTGGCCGCATAGTAGGCGTTGCCGGCCGCCGGCTCTATAGCCGCCCATACGGTACAGAACGTGCTCCACGTCGAGACAACCTCGTCGATGGCGTTCTTGCCCTGGGTTGGCTTCTGGATAATGACCCTGTGCCGCAGCAAACCTATCCTCATTTAGAAACAGCGCTCCTGCCAGAGCAAGGCATCAACGCTTAGCGGGGCCGGGTAGATCTGCGAGGAGCCAGCCGCTTCCCTGTTCTCGTAATAATGGGCCACCAGCAGCAAGATGGCATAAGTGGCCGTAACAGGCACGGCAGCGGCAGCAGCCCCGTACCCGGCAACGAAGGTGATGCAGACTCCATTGGCCGGGCGCAGCGTGTCTGTAGGCCAGCATTTGCCGTAGGATAAGGACACCCGGCCTGGCTGTGATTTGCAGTCGACGAAATACTCACTGTCAAAAAAGGTATGTACGCCATTTGCGGTATCGTAATACTTGATAGAGCTTACGGACTGTAATGGGGGCAGCGGGACATCGATAATATCTATGTCCGGGAAGCGGTCCAACCATAGCTCCCAAGTTTGGGTGATGTATGCCCTTCGTTGATAGCCTTCACAATACTGCCGTGCCGCTTTGATCAGGGAGCTTATCAGGACGTCCTCAGCCGTTGTATCAATCCTCAAATGAAGCTTCCCTTCAGCCAAACTGATGGGTTCAACTGCCGGGGCGCCGGTCTGCTTTAACCCCATTTCCTGCCTCGTTTCTTGTTCGGGGATTCATCTTTGTTTTCGGATTGTGTTGCCCGTGTCTCCGGCGGCCTTACGGAGGCGTTCTCTCTAACGATCTCGGCATAACCCATCTTGACCAGCCGCAGGGCCTCGGCATCGGGCAGGGTTTCAACCTTGTTTGTCCGGTCCAGGCCGTTGATAACGACTGATTTATAACGGATGGTGATCATTTTTTCTTTGACCTCCCGCGCCTCTTGATTTCCTTAGGCGACTTAACTTCCGCTTTGACAGTCTTAACCGGCTCGAGCGACACGGCCCGGCCCCTGCTTATCCACTGCCTGGCTATCTCGGGTTGAACATCGGCCATATGGCCTTTGTAATAGGTGCCTTTGGATGTGATCATGGTTACCAGTATCTGTATTCTCATAGAACCTCCATAATGGCCTGCGCCGCCCTTTCGGCAGCACGGCCATCGGTGTATTTATAGACTTTCTTTACGGCTGTATGCCGCTTTTTCCTTTGTGCTTGTGTATCCTTTAATGCCTTCTTGATGGATGGGATGAGGTCGTCCGGCTGATCACAGTTAACTCCTACGTCGGCGCATTCCCAGAATCTCAACCCGTGCTCGATGTCCCGCCGGTACCAGGGGGCATTGAGCACCACCACCGGCCTGTCCAGCGAGGCGAACTCGTAGAGCGTGGACATCTGGTCGCAGACATAGACATCGGCACGCTCCATTACTTCTTCGAAATTGGCCACCGGCTCTATGCCGTAGCGCTCCCACATCGGACGCAATGTTGTCCATATGGTGGGGTGCCCGTGGCCCAGGACCTCTACTTCGCCTGTCCTGTTCCAGCGGCCTAGCTGCGGGATGATGCTTCTGTAATGTGGTAGGGTGCTGCGTGTCT